GCGCCGGGCCGAGGCCGCCGGTCATGCGCGTGCCGCGGTTGTGCAGCCGCAGCGGGAGGCCCCTGGGGAGCCCGACGATGACGGCGTACGGCCGCCGCGCGTAATCCGCTCCGGTGACGCGTTCGCGTTGGTCGGGTGTCAGCATCCCGTCACCCACGATGAGGTTGGGGCTGGTGGGGTCGCTTGGGTCGGCCAGTAGGCTGGCCAGGTAGTCGGTGAGGGTCACGTGTCGCGCATCCTCTCCGCCATCGCCTCCTGCGTGCGGACGTCCATCATGGTCTCCCACATCGGGGCGCGACCACCGGACACGCGCTTGGGGGTGCCGGGCTGGTTCGGGTTGGTGCTGGGCGGGCTGAACTCCAACCCGAGGAGCTTCCCGAGGTCGTCGTTGATGACCACCTGCGCACCCGACTCGGTGCGTTGACTGGTGACGCCGGACGCCAGTTCGCCGGATTGCATGACGGGCATCTCGCCCTCTGCAGAGCTCCGGTTGGGCAGGCGCGGGTAGTGCACGCCCGTGCCGTGGCTCCCGCTGCTGAGGTTGGCTTGCAGGATGTCGGCGGCCTCGTCCGCCGCGGCGGTCAGGAGGGTGACGCCTCGCGCCCGCAACTCGGACCCGAGGCTTGGGTTAGGGCGGACGCTCACGGGATCTCGTCCGTCCGCCACGAGAGTAGGAGCTTATCCCCGAACCGGTCACGCAGGACGTCCGGGAGGGCACCCTGGTACGGCTCCAGCCTGGCGACGCCTTGACGACCGGCCCACGAGAGCAGCGCCTCGCTCCCGGCCTTCACGTTGCTCGGTGTTCGTAGTGGGTCGACTAGGCGGCCCTCCAGCACCGCCACGCCTTTCGTGAGCCCGAGTTGCTGCTGGATGAGGCTGACCCGCGTCGGGTTCGTGACTTGCCGCAGGGCGACGGTGATCGTCTCCTCGCGACTCGAGCCCGGGTTGAAGGTCAAGGTCGTGTGGGGGCGGTAGCGAGCCGTGAGGGTGGTCACGAGCCGCCCCTTAGCGTTTCTTCTTGGCGGTCGTCTTGCGCTTGGCGGGCTGGGCGGGCGCGGGTTCGGTCACTCGCTCGGGTTGCTCGGTGGGCTCGTCGAATTGCGCCCACTGCCCGGTCGCGAGGAGTGCCTTCACGAGGTCGTCGGGGACGGTGGTGATGACGTCGCGCCTGACGAACCCGATGCCGTCCACCGTGCCGGATGGTCCGGTGCGGATCAGTTCCGCCATACGGGATCTCCTTCCCACTGCGCGAGCGCTGGGCCGCCGTCCCCTGCGAGGGCGTCGACGCGGCCGCGCCAGTAGGCGGCCTGACGCTGCCACCACGCGAGCTGCGTGTCGGACCGCGTCTCAGCCACGTCGTCCGCCCGCCAGGAGGTGGGTTGCGCCATGACGAGGCTCACTAGGGTTTCGTACGCTCTCGCGTACACGGTTGCCTCGACCGCCTGGTCGGTGCCGCTTGTCGCGGCGAGCCAGGCGGTGAGGAGGTCGGTGAGGGTGTGCGGCGCGAACCAGGTGGGGTCGAGCCGCCCGCCGGACGTGATGAGGAAGTCGGATGCGGTCATTGCCGCCTCCTTATCAGGCGGCCTTGATTTCGAGCACGGCGTCGGCGTCGGTGACTTTGGCGGCGACAGCGTCGACGATCTTGACGGCTTCCGTCATGTTCTCGAAGCTGCCGAGGTCGCGGGCGTCGGTGTCGGGGAGTTTGAAGACGAGGCGGGCGCCGCCGGTGAACCCGTCGAGCGCGGCGAACTCGAGCCAGGATGCGATGTTGGCTTCGTGCGCGAGCCAGTTGGCGGTGGTGTGCAGCGGCGTGCCGACGCCGAGCGACCGTTCGAGGTTGATGAGGAAGCCCATGACGGGGTTCTGCACGGTGGGGCTGGCAGGCACGACCTGTTGGCTGGCGCTGGCCTTGGCGAGCGCGAGCCACTTGGCGGGCACGGTGACGGCTCCGAGCACGCGGTTGTCGCTGCCGAGGGTGGTGGTGGCCCACTCGATGTTGGCGATGGTGGGGCCGCCAGCCGCGGCGGTGCCGCCGGACGGCATGGTGCCGCTGGGGGTGCTCTGGGACACGGCGGCCTTGACGGCGGCGTACAGCACCTGGATGCGGTTGCGAGTAGCGCGGCGACCCAACTCGCGCACGTCTTCGAGGAAGGTGCCGAGGTCGTCATTCTGGCGGGCTTCCCACGTCCAACCGGTCGCTACCGCGTACGGGGTGACGGCGTAGGAGTCCGGCGTGCGCTCAATCGCGTCGTACGTGACGTTGGTGCCTTCCGGCACGGCGTACAAGCCCTTGCTGGACTCGGCGGTCGAGATGCCGTACATGAGGCGGAAGTCGGTCGCGGACCGCTTGCGGGCGCCGTCGAACAGTGGGCTGATGAGGAACTCGTCGCTGCGGTCGGTGCGCGCGACGATGTCGCGGGCGCGGCCGGTGATGGCGGGCAGGTCGAGGGTGGTGGTGATGGCTTCGCGCGCCATGACTCGCGCCAGGCCGTTCACGTCGGGCGCTGCGCGTTCGAAGGCGCGGCGTTGCGTGGCGTCAGCCGACCGCACATCATCCCGGGCCGTGGCGAGGATCTTCTCGCCGTACTGGCCTTCGAGGAAGGCGATGCTGGCGTGCTCGAACACGGTGACGAGGGCCGCGTAGGCGGCCTGCCGCTCGGTGAGCTTGCCTTGCGCGGTGAGGCGCTCGTAGACGCGCTCGATGCTGGAGAATCTCATGCTATCCCGCTCCTTACGCTTCGGCGACGGGCGCGACGGTGCCTGCGCTGCCGAGGTAGACGAAGGCGTTACCGCTGGCGGGCGTGCGGCCGGGGACGGTGACGCAATGCCCGATGTGGAACACGCCGACGGACTGCTTGCCGTTGGTGGTGCCGTACGCGAAGGCGGTGGAGGACGCGAGCGTGACGAACACGGCGTCGCCGGCGGAGGCGGTCACCTTGAGTTCGACGATGGCTTCGGTTGGTGCGAGGCGCACGCTGGCTTGGTCGACGGCGAGGCCGACGGCGGCGGCGGTGGCGGTGGCGATATCGGTGACGAAGTATCCGATGAGGGCCTTGCCGACTGCCGGGTAGATGGGGCCGACGTCGCCAGCTTTGGCGTTGACGGCGTTCCCGGTGGGCGTGACGGCGAGGGCTACGCCGCTTCCGACGTCTCCCGCGATCCAGTTCTTCATGCGGTCACTCCGATCTTGCTCCTGGCTTCAGCCAGGGCGTCCGTGGTGGGCTTGTTGCCTTCGGGGATGTGGTTGTTCCCGTTACCAGCGCCGGCGGCGAATGCTTCAGCGAGCGCCTTGACGGCCACCGTGGCGGCGTCCAGGTTCTCGGCGGTGTTGGCAGCCGCGAGCATGGCGGTGCGGACCGCTTCGGGCACGCTGCGGCCGGCTAGGGCCGTGTCCACGACGTGCTGGCGTTCCAGGCGCGTGAGGTCCGCGTGCGCTTTGTCCGCGGCTTCCTGCGCGGTCTTGGCGGCCTCCTCGGCCGCTTCTAGCTTCGCTTCGAGTTGCTTGCGTTCTTCCTCGTTCATGTCTTTCTCTCCTCTCGCCCGCCTCTCGCGGGCCTCGCGGTTGATGCGGGCATGCACGTTGCTGGGGTCGTTCACCACGTCGGTGGTGAGCAGCTCCATGCGTTCCGCGACGAAGATCAGGTCGTCCTCGCCGCCGTCCCACTCCACGCCGACGTCCTTCGCGGCGCGGTAGGCGCCCCAGACGAGCGCGTTGGTGGAGAGCGGGATCTTGACGCCGGCCAGGTGCTGCGCGAACAGGTCGCGGCCCATGGCTGTGTCGAGGATGAGGGCTTGCGCGTCGAGGTCGTCGCCGTCCATCCAGACCTTCTCCCACTTGAGGACGGTCTTGGATGGGGTGCCCTTGTTGCCTTCGAACCAGTCGGGGTGGTCCATTAGGCCGATGAGTGCGCCTTCCTCGGCTTGTTCGTTAGCGGCGGGTACGGCGGCCTTGAGTACGGTCGTGGGGTAGAGGTTGCCGTTGCGGTTGATCATGTCGCCGCGGCTGAGGGTGGCGGTGATGCGCGCGAGGGCGCCGGGGGTGTCGGTGAGGGCTTCGACGCGGACTTTGTTGGTGATTTCGGTGATGCGTTCCCCGGTGAGGGGTGGGGGGCTGGCTCTACTCGGTGGCGTCTTGTTCAGGTTCGGCATTCTCTCCTCCTTCGTTGCTCATCAACTCGGCTTCGAGCGCGGGGTCGTACCCGAGTTCGCGGGTGGCGGTCTGGGCGCTGATGAGGCCCTTATCCAACGCGGCCATGACGCGGCTGGTGTCCGCGTCGGTGTTCCGCACGGGGGGCGTGTCGAACGGGATGGTGAGTTGGGATGCCGGCACGCGGACGGTCTTCCGGTTGCGCGTGAGGCCGTCAACCTCGACCACGGTCATCGAGTACAGCCGGTCACGCCCGAATCTGCGGACCAGCTCCTTGCGGAACAGTTCCGTGAGCACGCCCACGATGAGCTGCTGCAGCGACTCCATGCGCCGCACCATCGGTTCGGCCATGCTCTCGGCGGTAGCCCGGTTACCCGTGTCACCAACGGCAAGGTAATGCTCGGGGATGCCCGCCACGCTCGCGACGGTCCGCACGTACGCCCTGATGTCCTTCTCGGCGTCAGCGCCTTCCGCCTTCGCCGTGAGGAGTTCCAGTTGCTCGCTGAAGCCGGTACTCTTGTCGCGCCAGAGGGTCGCCATGCTGCCGTCACGCGGCATGTTCTTGAACCTAGCGGCGGCAGCCTGGAGTTGCTCAGGTGAGTCCGCGAACGCGTAGTACACGGCGTTCAGGCGACCCCTGATCTCGTGCAGCCGCAGGCGCAGTTCGAGGAGGCGATCGTGCGCTACGGCGGGGTTGATTGCCGTCGCTAGGGGGCTGACGCCGAGCTGCATGCCCATGACGTCCACGCGGGCGGGCTGGTTGCGCCTGAGCGCGAACGACTCGGGGCCGATGGTGGCGCGTTGCTCCCTGGGGAGGCGCACACCCGTGACGTTGCGCGGGTTGCCCTTCTCCGTCTGCACCTCGACGGGGTGCGTGACGGTATCCCACAGGTTCACCCACGCGGGCTGAGATGGTGGGGCGTCGTCGGCGATGACGGGTAGCAGCACGCCGTCCAGCAGCCAGTCGCGGAGCATCTCCTTGCTGAGGGCCTCGACTTGGTTGAGGTCGTACCAGGCTTCCAGCGCCCCGTAAGCAACTGGGTCTTCCATCTGGCCGTACGTCACGCCGTCACCGAGCGTGAGGGCCGTCACGGTCTCCACGGCGGCATTGAGGAGGGCGGTCTCGTCGTACGCGGCTCTCGCGCGCTCCTGGGCGTCCTGCGGCACCGCGTGAACCGCGTCGAAGTCCTTGGCGCTCTGCCACGCCTCGAACACCGCCATGGCTTCGCTGAGGGCGTCACGGCGCGCCTGCTCTAACGCCTGCTGCAGTTCGCGTTCACGGCGGCGGGTGCGGTCGAAGAATCGCAACATGGCGGGCACCTCCTCTCTCAGGTTGTGCGGGGTTGGCCTACTGGAGGCCGATGGGTTCGATGCGAGCGGGACCATCGCCGATCAGGGCGTGATGCAGCCCGGCTAGGGCGTCCACGATGTCGTCGTGCGCGTCACCTAGGCCCGTGAACTGGGTTAGTTCCGACTCGATCTTGGGCGTGAAGTTCGCGTGCTTCGGCAGTAGGATCTCGCCGCGGTTCCAGGCGGTGGCGGCGGGGTAAGCGCGAGATAGCTTGTCGGTGGTGGCGGCGATGGCCGTGACCTGAATACCCTCGCGCTTCAGCAGCTCTTCCAACCCGCGTTCGGTGCCGCTGCGGAACCACGTGACGCGGTTGACGCCAGCGGCGCGCATGAGGGGAATGTAGTGCATGGGTTCGAGGCGGTCGTGAATGAGGTTGGTGACGTAGATTCTGCCGTCAATCAACCGCCCAGTGATGGTCACCGTCGCATCACTCGTGGTCTTGGCGGTGTACGCGGCGTCGAAGCCGTGCGCCTCACGGTACGGCTTGTCAGGCAACGCCTCGTAGTAGGTGGTGTCCTTGAAGACGCTAGCGCCCGCCTTGACGGGCTCGCACATGTACAACGCGCTCCAGTCCTCGGGGAGGAGCAGCTCGCGTTGCGCTTCCAGCCACTCTAGGGGCCGCTCAGCGGGCCACAAGGCGGTGCCGTCGGCGGTGATGGCGGGGAGCTTCACATACTCCCACTTACCAGGCTGACTCTTGAGAAACTGGCCGGTGGGGTCGTCAAGGTGCCACCTGGTGGCGACGAGGATTACGGATGCGCCGGGGTGCATGCGCGTGAACGCCGTCGAGGAAAGCCAGCTCATGGCCTTGCTGCGGATGAGGAGGCTGTTGGCTTCCTCGCGGTCCTTGAGGAGATCGTCAACTAGGAGCAAGCCGTCCACCGGGCGACCGGTGAGGGGGCCGCCGCGTGAAGTCCAGGCGACTGCGCCGCCGTCCGGCGTCTCCCAGCGATCCAGCGTGCTGCGGGTGAGGTTGAGGGCGTGCAGGTCAGCCGCGCGACTCGCGATGCTGCTCTGGTCGCGGGTGAACGCCTGCGCGTACGTCGCGAACGCATGCCGCAGTCCGGGCCGTTGCAGCATGAGCCATACGAGGCCGTGCAGCACCGTTTCGCTCTTGCCGTGCTGCGGAGGCGTGCTGACTAGCGCCTTGACCTGTTCACCTGCCGCTATGCGCTCGAACAAGTCAAGCAACGGCGCCAAGTGCGTGGGTGGCACGCGGCCAGGTGACTGCGCGATGAACGCAGCGAGTGACGCCGGCGACTCGGGCTTAGTTGAGGGCCGAGCGGATTGCCTGAGCTTGTCCGCTCTGCGCTTCGTGGCCTCGATGCGGTTCAGCATTTGCAGCGCCACTCAGCACCTCCCTCGTGATCTCGACTTCGGAGAGGGCGCGGAACGCTTCGACGACCGCCGCGAGGCTGTCTTCGGTGGCGGCTAGGGTGCGGATTCTCTCCACGAGTTCGGAGAGCGCTTCGCCGAGGTGGGCGGCCCAGTCCTTGTCGAGGATGTCGTTCAGTCGTTGCCTGAAAAGCCCTGACAGTTCGGTGTCGGTGTCTAGCGCGGCTTTCCAGCGCCATAGGGTGCGGGTCGTGATGTTGTATGTGTCAGCTATTCGGGTGGCTTGGGCTTCTCGGAAGTTTTCTTGCGCCCAGTCGGCGAGGGCGCGGGCGGCTTGGTGGTTGTCTCGTTTAGCCACGATCGCTCCTCTCTCGTTGTGTTGGTGTGACCCGCCCACGGAGGTTGCGTGTGGGCGGCGTCACGGCGGCCGCCTAGCAGGGTGGGGGGGGTTGAGTGGGTGCGGGGGCTGGGATCGAACCAGCGGACCGGCGGTATGAGCGCCGGTGAGGGCCACCCTCACCCCGCAAAGGAAACCCCGCCAGGGGGGTGGCGGGGTCTGTTTTTCGAACTTACCGGACGTTACGGCGTTTCGTCTCACCTTGTCAAGCGCCACCGTCGCGCAATGCGCGCTGCACCGCAACCAGTTCGATCGGTTCGCCGTCGTCGTAAAGTTCCGCCTCCTGCTCCGCCGTGAGAGGTTCGATGGTGGCGGCGCTCGTGAGGGTGAGGAGCGCGTGCTGTGCGCGGGGTGTCTGGTACTCATCCCGGTAGTTGCGACGCCAGGCTTGCTCGACGCCGTCCCACAGGTACGGTTGGCGGTTGGCGAAGGTGAGGGCCTCGTCGTACTCGGCTAGTTCGGCGTGACTGCAGACGCTGAGGGCGTCAAGCGCGTGCGCGCGGGTGATTTCGATGGCAAGGCCGTAACCCAAGTGGGTTTGGTCGCGGGTGGCGATGGCCCGCAAGTAGGGTTCGTGGGATAGGACTTCGATGGTGGGGCTGCTGTAGTTGGGGTTGCCGCCTGTTGGGTGGGTGTTGTTGCGGGGGTTGCCGGTGGGGCTGATGGCGCGTTTGACGGTGTGCGGCGTCCAGCGTCTGGTTTGGAGGAGGGGCCAGAGGGCGTTGGCGGCGGCTTTGAGGATGCGCTCGTGCGTTAGCGGTGGCGTCTCGTCGGTCACTGGGCCTCCCATTAGGTGCGTGAGTTGAGGATCTCGTGCTTGCGGCGGAGGTACTCGCGTTCGGTCAGGCCGGGTGTCTCCGCTAACGCGTGCAGGGCGTCCGTGATGCGTTTGGGGCGGGCTGGCCAGTGGAGGACGGTGCTGCCGCCGCGGGGTACGTTCTCGCGGTCGCCGGAGTATCCGCCGAGCAGAGTCTGCGGCCGGCGGGGCTTCCTGTGCTTGCGCGGCTTGGGTGGTTGCTTGGCGTGCCACTCGGTCATGTAGTGGGTTTTGCAGTGGCCTTTCGCGTAGTGCGGTCGCTCGCACCCAGGAGCGGTGCAGGTCCTCATGGGGTTCCCCCTTCCTCGTGCGTTCCATGGGGTCGTGCGCGGCTTGCGCGGCCTTTGGCGGCACGAGTGCCCACGCGAGAGCTTGCGGGGCCTCCTGGGGCTTCTGGCGGCGTCACGCGTTAGCCCGCACTTCGAGCATGCGCGCCAACTCTCGGAACGCCACGCTAGCCGCGCCAGCGTGCAATATCGCCACCGCGTCCGCGACGTGCTCGTTCTTCAGCGTGAGCTTCCCGCCGTGCCGCAACCACGCGAGCTCAGGGTGCTGTTCAGTGGCGAGCCGAATCATCTCGTCCTTGCTGGCGGTCTTGCTGCCCGCGTAATGCTTCTTGACCTCAATCGGCGAGAGCTCAATGACAGGGTGTGGGAAGGTGGCTATGAGGCCGAGCATGATGCCGAGCGTCCAACTGGCGCGAGCGGACTGCGTGCCGGAGGGGACTTCCACCATGGTGATGACGGGTTTATGTTTCGCCCGGTGTTCCAACAGCGCATCGTGAATCAACCTGGCGCACCGCAGGTCGTCCGAGTTCTTGCGGGTCTGTTTGTGCTCGGTTTTCTCCGTCTCGATCAGGTGGATGGCTTCGACCGTCACGCAGTCGCCCATCACGTGCCCGAGCGCTACGCCCGTGTACCTGAGGCTCGGGTCGATGCTCATGACGGGGATGCGTGGCGTCACTCGTTGCTCCTGTTCGCGGCGTCCCACACGCGTTGCTCGTCTCGCGCGATGCGGTTGAGTCCGGCGTCGGCTTCGGTCAGGCGTGTCCACTGTTCGTCCAACATGGTGGACTTTTTCTCGGTCATTTCTCGTTCTCCCCGCCCGCGAGGCGAAGAGCCTTCACCAGGGCGTACACGTCGGCCGTGGAAACCCTGGCCACCACGTAGTCGGGCCGGTTGTCCTTGGAGCCGGGGTGGTAGTGCTTGTCGACGAACTTCTTGACCGCCGCTCGTAGTTCGCTCGCCTCGTCGCGCGCCTCTTCCCAGGACTTCTTGTAAATCTCCGCCCAGTGCCCGAGCCCGTGCTCTGCCGCCTCGTCGCGCGCCGCGACCGGCACGACAACGTGCCTTTCTCCTCTGCCGCCTTCGTCAGCGATGGTCTGCATCCATGCGGCGGCGGCTAACGTGAGACGGTGTGTGCCGTCGTACTCGCGGATGACGTTCAGCGCGGCCTCGGCCAGCTCGCACCCCGCCCTGCGCATGGCGGCATTGTCGCGGATAAGGAACTCTTCTAGCGTCATGGCCTGGGGTTCGGAGGCGGTCACGGTTGCTCACCCTTTGCCTTAGCGATGGCGGTGCGGAGGCGTTCGTTCTCGGCCTTGCAGCGCGCCAGTGCCTCCGTGACCTCCTCGGCAGCCTGGCGTCGGCTGACGGGGTCCAAGTGCGCGTCTCCCCTGGCCGCAGCCTGGCAGAGAGCCGCAGCAAAGAACCCGACGGGTGCGCCTATCCACGCGCCGACAAGAACCCACAGGAAGGGCGTCACTGTGGCGTCCATCCGGCGCTGCGGCCCTCTGGCGCCCACTCCTCGTAACTGGCGGTCTTCCCGTGCCACGTGAGCCGCGCCCTGCCGGTCGGGCCGGTCTTGTTCTTGAGGACGTGCACGGTGACCTCCTGGCTGGCGCGGCTGTCGTCGGTGGTGTCGCGTTCGAGGCCCCACACTTGGTCGGCGTCCTGCTCGATCTGGCCGGAGGCGCGTAGGTGCGTGAGGCTGGGTGGTTCGCCGTTCTTGGCGGCGCGGCTGAGTTGGCTGAGGGCGAGGACGGGTGCGCCCATTTCGAGTGCGAGGGCCTTGAGTGCTTTGCTGGTGCGGGTGACGGCGTCGTACTCGCTTTCGCTGGGTACGCCGGTGTCTACGGCTTGGAGGTAGTCGATGACGATGAGGCCGGCGCCGCTTGAGCGGGCGTGACTGAGGAGCACGGGGAGGGTTAGGGGTTTGTCGATGAGGGTGACGCGGTCGCGCCACACGTCGCGGCGGATGTTGCGGATGGCGCTGCGCAATTCGGTTTCGGGCATGTCGCGGATGGTGATGGTGCTGCGGCGCTGGTGCTTGGCGATCTCGAGTTCGTAGATCTGGCCGATGCTTTGGTCGATCGAGTACCAGAAGACGGTGGTTCCGTTGGCGGCGGCGTGCCGGATGATGTTGCGGGCTAGGGCGCTCTTGCCGGTGCTGGGGCGCGCCGCGAGGATGTTCAGGCCGGGGCGGGTCATGCCGCCTGTGAGGGTGTCCAGGGGCTTGACGCCGGTTTCTTGCCGGGCGCCGCTGCCGAGGAGGTGGAGGATCTCGTCGTCCGTGGTTTCGACTGGGTCGAGTTGGTCGATGGCGTCAAGGGTGGCGTCGAGGACGACGCGCGCCTCGGTTTCGTCTTGGCCTTTCGCGAGGGCGGCTTGGTAGGTGAGGGTGGCGCGGCTGCGTTCGCGGGCGGCGTAGTGGCGGCGGAGTTCGCGGACGTAGGCGGGGAAGTAGGCGGTGCAGAACGTTGGGGAGTCCATCACGTCGGAGTCGGCGAGGACACTGGCGAGTTGGAGGGGCGCGTCGCGCATGCCGTGGCGTCTGGCGTCCTCCCCGACGAGCTTGACGTCGCAGCAGCCGGTGGCGCGGTACACGCGGGTGGCGGCGCGGTAGAGGTTGCGGACGGCTTCGCTGTAGAACGCGGTGTCTGGCAGTAGCCCGTCTGGGGTGTCGAGCACTTCGGGGTTGAGGAGGACGGTGGCGAGGACGATGCGTTCGACGCCGGTGTCGTGGCGGTGGATTAGTTGTTGCATCGCACGCACCCGTCGAGGGGCCAGGTTTGGCCGTTGTTCATGCGGCCCAGGCCGCCGGGGAGGATCTCCATGATGATTCCCATCTCGCCGGTGTCGGGGCGGCTGATGATGTCGCCGTCCTCAAGGGGGCGGGAGGCGCGTTGCGGGCGCCGGGCAGGTGGCGGCGCGGCGAGTTCTGCGGCTTCCTCGGCCTTGTCCTCGACGTACCGCAGGTAGTTCATGAGCCCGTATGGCGCGCCAGCGCGTTTCGTAGGTGACGCGCGGTTGCCTAGCCAATGCGGGTCGACGCGGACGGCGGCGATGCCGCGGCGGAACAGGTCGAGCGTGAACTCGCGGCCGCGGTGTCGGTG